GGCGAGCCGCGTCGATGAAGTCGATGACCGGCCCGACGATCGGATCGGGGATCACGCCGAGCAGATCGCCGGTCTTCTGGTGGGCAGCGGCTCGGCCGTAAACCTCCAGGCGGTCAGTCGCATCGCGGCTGCCCTGGGAGCTGTTCCACATGTCGAGCATGTACGCGCCGACCGAGCGGTACTCGACCTGACCGGCTTCGGGCTTGCCCTTCATGATGGCGATGGCCTGATCGACAGCGCGGCCTTTGCTGCGGGTCTCGTAGGCAATCCGGTTGACCTCTTGAGCCTGATCCAGTTCGCTCTGAATCTTCTCCATCCGGCCTCGGGCCTCGACGACCATCTCGCCCTCTTCGTCATTGAGGTCCCGGCTGGACGCGTTGGCCCGCTGGTAGATGCCCCTGACGAGAGATTCTTTTTGTTCCAGTTCCCGGTCGAGCCGCTGGATGTACTCGTCGCCAGCGGTGATATTACTTCCCACCTTGATCTCCTTCGAGAGAAATTTTTTGTTTGATTGGCAACGGTCCTCTTGACCAACGAGTCCGAAACGGACAGCCCTCCCGGCTAGCGCTCACCTATGTGATGACAGCAGACTAACATCAAAGAGGGGTGTTGCAATTCGCAACACCGTGCCGAGAAATCTCAGCGACGAACGCGCTCGGAAGCCCAGCGCAAAACCGGATCATTGAGGAACTCGTCCAGTCGCGGAGTCTTCGAACCCGGCGGCTGCTCCTGCGAAGGACTCTCGCTACGCATCGCCAGAACTTTCGCCCCCTCATAAGCGGGCTGCCCGACGAATGCCAAATGATCCAGAAAAGCCCGATTGACCCGGCGAGTCTTGGTGTACTGATCCAATTCCTGATCGAACTTCGGATTCTTAATCATGAACCCGATGCTGGGAAACAGCGCCTCATCGCTGGCAAGTTCCAGGGTTTCGTCACCAACAGCGGTGCGGCTGATCTTCACTTCGCTGATCAGGCCGGCGTCCCGGTAGGGGTCTGACGAAAGCACCCGACCGACCAGCCGCGCACCGACATGCTCCGGTGCCGGGATGCTCAGAGAGGTGGTCGCGGGAATCTTGCGGGTTTGGCTTTCGATGCCGTTGAAGGCGCTGCGCGAGAACACTTCGGTCCACATTTCCTGACGGAAAGGAACCTGGGTGGGATGCTCATACGGAACGGCCAGTACGGTGATGATCCGCTGGGCAAAATCGACATTGTCGATCAGCACGTTTTCTGAACGGGTTTCCACTTGTGTCATCGCACTGCGATCCTCACGAGCTTCTTCATCCGACATGTTCCCGACTACCTCCAACGTCGTCCATTCTCACGGTCAGGCTACCTCAACGCTGCATGTTTGATGTGCATGTCGTGCAGAACTACCGCAACGATGCGGTCACTGATCTTCCATTTGCCGGTAGATGTGGAACTTCGCGGCCTCGAGGAGGCCGAGAATTTCCACGACGTTGTACTGCTCCGGGGTTACCACTTGCACGATCATGTGGCCATCATCAGTGATGACCCGGGATAAGGTGACTTCGATGGTAGTGATCACAACGCCTCCTAGCCATCATGATCTTCTGCTTCAATGTTTTTGTTTTTATTATTTCTTTGATCCGGCAGCACTCTGTTCAGCCTGCCGTGCAGATCGTTGACGTTTTTGCTTATTTCTTTGATGCTGTTGCTATGGTCATTGACCTTTTCTCCAAGACGCAGTATGTGAGAGTTGTGGTCTGTCAACATCTTATGAGTGTTGAGAAGCAGTTCGTGACTTTGTTCTCCGGTGTGGATTACCCGGTCAAGATCCTCGCGTAAGTTGGTCGCAGAGTTGCCGTGATTGTTCACGATTTGATCTTTGACCAAATCTACTTCAGCGCCAATCTTCTTGTCGTGCAACGTTTGTGATCTCTGAATACGGCGAGATGATATGAGAGTTGTTATAATCGGTCCTGCCACAACGAGCAATACGCCCGCTAACCCGATCCAAGTTGACGGATGGCTTGCTGCAGTATCCGGCATATCTAATCCATCCCCCCGGAAAGCCTTGACGCGGCCGGCTCCCCATTCAGGCGCTCCATCGCACGCGCTTCATCCGGTGTCATCACACCCGCTTCGATCAAAGTCTTGTAAGAATTGGCGCGGTCAACAAGGCTGGGCCGGGTGTAATCATCACGGTTCAGCTCTACGGTCTGCGGACCTGGAAGCGCCCACCCGCTCAACGCCGCCATGACAGCGTTGGCTTTCGGCCGCAGACTGGAACGGTCATGGAACCCGAACAGCTGCTCAATGTTGGAGTAAGTAAGCGAGCCGGTTGCCCCAGGAAGCCCAACGAGAAACGGGGGAACACCGAGCAGGATCGCCAGCCGCGCCTCAGCGAACTGCGTCATCTCCATCAAGCTCATTTCGCTGGCGTTCATCGTTTTGGCCTGATGAAGAGTTGCACCGTTGGACACCAGCGCGGGATGGCCCGAGTATCGGCTGCGAGATTCGATCCACCGATCCATCAAATCCGTCGCCTCAGACTGGCTGATCTTGCGGTCAATGCCCAACCAGTACAGTGGAACGCCACCCGTTTCGGCCAAGTTCTGGGTGTACCTCTGCAGCAAGCCGATAGTGACCGCCCGCTCAGTAGCAGACTCCAACGGGCCGTGCCCGCGGGGATCATCCATCGTTGTCTGATAGCGGATATGCAGGATTTCCTTAGTGACATCCAGGGAGCCGAGCCTGTACTCGCGCATCCCGCCGTTCAGTTCGACCTGAACCAGCCACGGAGGAATAACACGGAACCGGATGGGATACCCCTCAGCGTCATGCGCCATCGGCAACACAAACGCCTCGCCAAGGTGGTAATCCCAGAACAGCTGCTTGGCGAACTCCTGCCAAGAACTGTAAACACTCGGATCAGGATTACTCATCCACGGCAAAGCCTTGATGACATACCCATTGCGAAGCCGGTAAATCGGCATCGAACTCAGCACCGACGAATTGAGGTCGATACACGCCCAGGCAACGTCAACCAAGCTCTTGATCTGATGCCCCGACTCCCAGTTTGGGGTTGACCAGTTTTCGGGATACCCCGACCACGGGGAAGGCTGAGGCCACGGGAGCGCACGCGACTCAGGGAAGTCGGTGAGGGCACTAATATCCATCATGTCCGGATCGCCAGGATTATGCGGCGAACCCGGATTTCCATTGGGCGTCACCCCACTGGCAGTTTCACCCTTTAGCCAAGACCAAAATGAGATCGGACTCACCTCCCATATTACGGTTCATTCATTCTAGGGTGTTGCATACCGCAACACCCTCATAACAGCATCGGCATCGGCGCGGCAGACATGCCGTAGCGGTACAGCGCGCACGCGCACGCCACCGCCGGTGACACATCAACGCTGTATTTCCGGCGGTCGAACACCTCGGATTCCCCCGATACGATGAACCGCGTTCTAGTCATCGCCATTGCAGTGTTCAGCTCTTCCTGGTCAAGATGGCGAATCTTTTCATCCTTGATCGCCTCCTGCATCGTGGAGTAAGCAGCGGCCATATCGGTCTGAGAAAGACGCTTGTACTCGATAGCCGCTTCCACCAGCGCAGGCTCAAGAGAACGAGCTGCCCCGCTGGTGATCGAAACCTCCACGATGATTCGGTTGTCAATTAACTTCTGCACCTGAGCGACAGCATCGCGAGCCTTGACCTCGGTAGCCATCAGCAACACCCGCGACCCATCGTCGGTGTCAATCTCACCGGCGACACCAATCCAGCAATGCCGACGATCCGGACTCATATCGACAACAATGGCGGCACTCGACGGCGTGTCGGCCCCCCGGTCAGCGAGATCGCTCCACGCCGCAAGGTCAAATGCGCTCGCCTCGTCAGAATCCCAGATACCCAACGCCTCACGCCGGAACCCGCTGTCGTCGAGCCGGCGGCGAAGTCGCTGAATGGACACCACCGGCGTCCTGTGCGGGCACGACGCATTAGCCTTCAACCACTGATCCACATCGTCAATGTCTGCGTCGTCGTCGGCGCTGCACTCAACCCACGCCAGATCGGTGGCATCACCGGACCACGCCTCGCGGCGCATCACGGAGAACATCTCCGAGTTGTCGGACGGCTTCGGCGGGGTGCCCACATAGATG